GTCCGCCGCTGGGACTAGGTACATCGAGAACATTGCCCCAGGGATGGAGATTATTGGAAAGCCTGGAGAAAAGCTCCAAGGCTTCAGTCCTAATGTGCCTAACGCTGAATACTTCACTCACGTGAAGCTCATGCTGCAAATGATTGGCGTCAACCTTGGTTTGCCGCTGTGCCTGGTGCTAATGGACGGCAGCGAGACGAACTTCTCTGGTTGGCGTGGTGCGGTTGATGAAGCCAGGAAAGGCTTTCGCTCAAATCAAATCAATCTGGTTAATCGCCTCCATCGTCCAACATACAACTGGAAGCTGCACCAGTGGATTGCCACAGATCCATTCATCAAAGCAGCCAGCGACCGTCTAGGGAAAAAGCTATTTGCTCACAAATGGAATGCACCACGCTGGGCGTACATTGATCCAGTTGGCGATGCACAAGGAGATCAACTCCGATTGCAAAACGGACTGACGAGTCCTCGCCGACTACATGCTGAGCGCGGAGCCGAATGGGAAGAAGTCTCTATTGAAATCGTCGACGACATGGCGTTTGCAATCATCGCCGCCAAACGTCGAGCTATGGCAATCAACAGCCAGTTTGATGATGGCCAACCCGTTCAGTGGCGAGAGCTAATCAACCTGCCTATGCCGCTGGGTGTCCAAATGACCATGCAAGACCCAAAAGCGTTGACGCTGCAAGAACGTGACCAAAAGGAGGCTATTGCCAATGCCTAACGAAATCAACCTGTTTGGTGTTATCGGGCGAACCGAAGACGGCAGCGGAATAACATCGCAGCAAATCAAAACCATTCTTGCCAGTGCCGACCAGTCGGAACCGTTGATTGTTCGCATTGATTCAGAAGGCGGAAGCGTATTCGATGGGCTTTCGATTTACGAGGCTTTTGCCAATTACCCTGGACCGAAAAAGGCTGTCATCGAGTCGACGGCGTTTTCGATTGCCTCATACATCGCGATGGCGTTCGATGACGTTGAGATTGCAGAAAACGGCTACGTGATGATTCACGAACCGTCGAGCTACGTCGAGGGGACATCAGGCGAGCTAACCAAGAATGCCGAACTACTTGACAAGTTAGACCAGTCGATGGTCGAAGCCTACGCACGAAAAACTGGGTTGAGTGAGTACGAGGCTCGCGAGCTGATGAAGGATGAAACCTTCATGAACGCTTCCGAGGCTCTCAATTATGGATTTGTTAATTCGATTAACTCATCCAAAGTGCAAACGAGAATCCAACCCACTGCTAAACACAGAAACATGCCGCAGCGAGTTTTCACAGCCCTATTTGGGTCTGGCTCAGATGTCGGCGATAACCGCGAAAAGACTAAGGAGATACCTGTGTCTGAAACGCAAAAGCCAGTCGCTGCATCCGTCAAGGAAATCAAAGCGGCATTTCCCAAGATGAAGGCAGAGTTCTATGTTCGCTGCCTTGAAAAAGACATGCCAATGGCATCCGTTGCCAATGCAGCTGTTGAAGAGTTGATGGCCGAAAACGAGCAACTCCAAACCCAGTGCAAAGCAATGGAAGAGGAATTGCTGACCATGCGAGCCAAGGCTGAAGGCGAAGAGGTTTTGCCAACGGCGGAAGGTGAAGAGTTATTGATTGAGGCGGAAGGCGAAGAAGAGGAAATGCCGGCGGCCAAGGCTAAGGCCAAGGTCGGCGTTCGTCCAGTCGCTCGTGCCGTTGGGCAATCACGCCAGAAAAATGCCACAGCTCGCTGGAACTCTGCCGTTTCGTCATGCCTTGCATCGACAGGCGGAAACAAGATGAAAGCCGTAGCGATGGCTAACAAGCAAAACCCAGGACTCCGCGAGCAGATGCTTGCTGAAGCCAACGCCTAATTCCAATCAACGAACATCTTGGCGAAGGAGCCATTAACAATGAGTCAATATTTTGAAACGCCATGCCGACCGGATACCGCAGCTGGTGCCATCGCTCAGTTCCTGCGAGTCAAAACCCCTGGTGCTGTCGCGGCGGCTGGTGCATCCGAGTCCTGCATGGGAACTATGGAGATCCCTTGTCTAGCCGCTGGACCTTGCACGGTTCGATTGCGAACAGCACAGGGCACACAAAAGATGGTTGCCAGTGAGGCAATTACCAAGGGAAAGCCAGTCTATGCCGCTGCTAGCGGAAAGGTTGCTGCTGATGGTTCTGTCGTCGAAGGCATCGCAATGGAAACAGTCACTACCGATGGTGACGTTATTGAGGTCATGCCAGCAACGGGACTTGGTGCCACTGGTGGCATTCTGAACGCTGCACAGCAATCCCTGGTTGCTGGTGGTGGTGCTGTGGACGTTGTCTCGTTCTACACCGCTGGTGCAAGCGATGCCGGTGGCGACGCATGGACACTAGCAGACGGAACTTTCCCTGGTCAACTCAAGAAGATCAAGCTGATTACGGACGGTGGCGGTGATGCTGTGCTCACTCCAGCCAACTTCAGCAACGGAACAACGATTACCTTCGCTGACGCTGGTGATTATGCACTCCTGCTCTGGGACGGCGACGAATGGACAGCGGTCGAAGTAGGAAACGACGCTGACGGGGCAACCGCTCCTGTCATCGCTTAACAAACCCGATGCGTCGCTGGGGGGAGGTGGCCACCAAACCCCAGTGACTTTTATATTTCAAAAATCGCGTTGCATCGGGGAAAGAGAAGAATGCAATGCCATCGCCATCAAGTAGCCTAGCTACACTGCGACCAGACCTAGCAACCTTTCTTGAGTTCGATTTAGAATCAGAAAAGGCCGGATACGTCGCTTCACAGGTTTTTCCTGTGATCGACGTAATTAGCCAAGCCGGTGTGTTTGGGAAAATCCCACTGGAGCAATTGCTGCAACAGCGTGACACCAAGCGTAATTCCGGTTCTGGATACGCTCGTTCGTCGTTCACGTTCACAACCGCCACTTATGCTTGCGAAGAGCACGGTGCGGAAGAGCCTGTGGACGATCGCGAGGCCAAGATGTATGCGGAATACTTTGACGCCGAGCAAATCTCCACCATGCGTGCGTTTTCTTCGGTATTGCGAAATGCTGAAGCACGCGTTGCCGATGCTGTTTTCAATGCCACCACCTGGAACGGTGCTTCGCTAACAACTGGCATCACCCATGAATGGGACGACGCTACCAACGCTGTGCCTTTGACAGACGTCGAAGCGGCTGTTCAAAAGGTGTACGACGGTAGCGGACTGTGGGCCAATGCTTTGATAATCAACCGCAAGGTGTTCCGTAACCTGCGAAATTCCGAGCAAGTTATCGAGCGAATCAACTCTGCCGGTGCTGGAAATCCAAGCAAGGCCAGTGATGTTACTGTCGACATGCTTTCGGCTGTTTTTGACCTACCTCACATCATCGTGGCAGGTACAAGCAAGAACAACGCCAAGGAAGGTCAGTCGGCAAGCCCAACGCAAATCTGGTCCAGTGAATATGCGATGGTTTGTCGCATTGCAACCGGGGCAGACATGCGAGAGCCTTGTATCGGCCGCACTTTCCACTGGTCGGAAGATGGAAGTTCCATCGGTGGCACTGTAGAAAGCTACCGCGAAGAAGCCAACCGAAGCGATATCATTCGTGTTCGCCACGATGTGGATGAAATCGTACTTTACGCTGAAGCTGGACACCTGCTCAGCAACGTGACCACCATCTAATGGCAACACGACACGCAACACGACACGCAACACGATTCTCTCGCACTAGTGCCGAGTTGCTAGTGCGAGAGTACGGCGAATCGATCATCTACTATCCGGTTAATTCCGTCAGTGGTAGGTGCATCAATGCGATCGTTATGCGTGATGTTGAAGTTCCTGGTGAGATTGGCGAGCAGGCAGGCTATGTGATGATGATCCGCGTGCTGGATAACTGCACTTTGGGCATATCATCTACCGAGATCAATGACGGCGGGGATCAAATCTCTGTGGCGTTAAAAGTCGGCGGTCAACAGGAGAGGCGAGAGATAACCAGACGCGTAGATGATGCCAACGGGATGGTTCGTTTTATAGTTCGCTAAATGCCAAACACAAACACGATTCCAATTCCTGAGCTAATCGCCGAAGAAATAGAGTCGCGACTAAACACGATTCTACTAGAGAACGGCTATGCGTTCGACGTATCGGAAGTTGTCAGACCAAATCGACGCGGAGACAACTGGCAGTACAAGCACTTGGGGATTGGGATAAAGCAAGGCGTATCGTCGCGGATACCTAACCTTGATTGCCCTGGTAATCCTCCAGCACTGGCTTATGCAACTGTATTCACACTAAGTTGCATTTGTCGAGATTCAAAGAATTTAGACGCAGCTCACGCGACAAACGAAAACGAAGTAGCCGCAGCGGCTGTTAAGGCAGTGGCAAGCGACGGGGACGACTGGCATTCAATGGCAGGCATAGCAATCAACACAGAAATAGGCTCACCAGTGCCGTTCGTTCCATCACAAGCTGAATTCAACGGCGTGGCTGTTCCGATCATCGTAACCTATCGCATCTCGGAAAATGACCCATACGAGGTGCGTGGATGATTGAAGTACAGCTAAACATGATGCGAATAATTGAACGCCATGACATCTTGGTGTTTGCTGGAAAGCAGTTACCAGGGGCGGCTGTGGCCGCTGTTAATGACACGCTGGCCGAACTGCGAGAAATGGCAGTAACCGCACTGGATAGCGTAGTTAACGCACCACGAGCCGAAATTGACGCCAGGGTTTTGGTAGAGCCTGCGATACGTGAGTCTCGGATATCGGCGGTTGGTTCTATTTACGTTTCCAGTGCGTTGATTCCGCTCAAGTTTTTTAGCCCAAAGCAAACATCCACTGGAGTCACATATTCGCCAATCGCAGGCCAACAAAAAACAATCAAGCACGCGTTCGGACCAACAGTCCCCAGGCTTGGCAATGGAGTCTGGAAGCGAGTAGGGAAAAGGCGAGTTCCTATTGAAAAGGTTCCAGGCTATTCGCTCGCCAAGTCAAAAACAGTCGCTGGGATACTTCGAAGAGTAGCGGAACTAGCTGATGAAATACTCCAGCGAAACATCGACATTCAGGTTGCTCTATTCCTTGGTAATCTGACATCAGGCAGAACAACATTCGGCCCGACCTACGTTCAGAGAGAGCGTAAGGCGGTAATCAACTGGGGTCGACGCGTATCAGTCATTACCGCAACAACAACCAGGAGACGGTAAATAATGCTCACTAAAAAAGCGGTATTCGCTGCCAAAATCGAAGCTACTCCAGGAACTGCCGAAAGTCTTGGCAACTCTGAAGGTGCATTCAACGCAATGCAGCTCAACCTGGAGCCAACGACCGAGCTAATCAAGCGAGAGTCGCAGGGGGCGTTTGCTCGCAAGAAAGCCATTACTGGTGGGCATCGTGGAACATATAGCTTCCGCACAGACCTTTCATGGGACGGGACAGCTACGCTTCCATCTTGGGTGACGACGCTGCTGGCAGCTTGCGGTTGGGTTAACTCATCGGGGACGGTAACACCTCGCACCGAATCGCCAGGCTCCAACGTCAAGACAGTAACGCTTGGCAAATACATCGACGGGGTGTATGAAAAACTGGTAGGTTGCATGGGGACCGCCAAAATCATGCTCGAAACTGGGCGTCCATCGTTCATCGACTGGACGTTTGAAGGCAAGTGGGCTGCGGCTACAGACGCTGCGGTAATCGCTCCAACGTATCCGACAGTTCACCCGATTAAATACGCTAGTGCAACCACAACATTCAATAGCGTCGCTCTGTGTTTGTCCAGGATGACAATTGACCTTGGTAATAAGCTATACCTTCAAGAATGTGCCAGCGATGCTACAGGCTACAGCTTTACAGTGATTACCGACCGAGAGCCGACAGTTTCTGCCGATCCCGATTCAAAGCTGGTTGCTACACAAGACCGTTACGGCATACTCCACGCGTCGACCGAGGCTGAATTGAGCATTACTCTTGCAGGGTTTGCAACCGATGCCACAATTGAATTTTCGGCACCCAAAGCTCAGCTGATGAGCGTCAAACGTGGCGACCGCGAGGGATTGTCAATCGACAACTTAGTGTTCGCTTGCAATGAAAACACTACGGTTGACCAAGAACTTATCATGACCTTTGAAGAGGCTACTTAATGTCGGCAATCGAGCCAGGTGAACCATTCACAATAGAGTTCGGCAAGAATAACCGTAAGCTGCTTGTTGTTGCTCTAAATGGCAGGCAGAAGAGGCGAGCGGTCGCCTGCATGGCAAACTTGAGGTCGGCAAAAGACCCGGATGCAATGCTCGCAGTGCTAGACGAACTGGAGCAAGTCACCAAGGTTTGCAGTCCTACGATAACCGAAGAGATAATCGAGACACTTGACGACGCGTTGCAGGCTGAAATTGTGTCTAAGACATTGATGCGGACAGTAATCAGCGAGGACGACTCAAAAAAATCCGAGTAGCCGCATACGTGAGGTGCGGCGAGTTGTGTGGGTCGTGTTCGGGTGGCTGTCAGACGGTTGTTAGTCCAGAAAATACGGCGTTGGTTGAGTGTCCTGTGTGTAGCGGTTGTGGTTGCGAGTATTGCAGCCCAAACGGGTTTTTTGAGCTGACGGAATGTCCCAGAACGTACATTGGGCAGCGGCTGATTGAGGGTATCAATTACGCCACGCTCGCCATGAAGGGAAATTGGCCAATAATCGGCGGAACGCTTGACCAGTCAGCTTGGTTTGTGGCTTTAGTGCAGCGGATTGAAGCGGAAACGGCAAAGATAGACGCTGAAAGAATGGATAGGCTGTAAATGGAATCAGATATTTCGATAGTTGCACGAGACGAAGCTAGCCGAGCACTGTTGGCGGTTGCCGACAACGTGGCGTTGCTTAATGCTCGACTAATCGAGATGTCAGGCGCTACGGATTCACTCAAAACGGCTCAAAAAACAGCCGATGGATTCTTCACTAACCTAAAGGTCGCTGCTGGTGCGGCTTTGGCTTATCTGGGGACGAGCCAGCTGTTCAGCTTCGCAGAAAAAGCCACATCCGCCTATAACCTACAAAACAAAGCGGCTCGATCACTGGGAGATGCTCAGGTGGCGATGGCTGCCGACATGCAAGTGTCTCTGGGAGTTGCGGACGAGCTTACCCTGGGCGTAATGAAGCAGGCTAAGATTCTTGGCGTTGCTGAGCAGAATTTACGTAACGTAGCCATGGCAACGCTCGGTTTGTCTGAAGCCACAGGCATGGGGTTAGATGCCAGCCTCCGCAAAATCAATGCAGCCATGAATGGGAACGCTGGTGCATTGCAAGAATACCTCCCTGAGTTGCGGAACATGGCAACGGAGGAAGAGCGTTTAGCTGCCGTTACAGAGTTGGCTCAAACTGGCATCCAGAAAAAAGCCAATTCGATGAATTACCTTGATGGGGTGATGAAGTCGGCGGCTAATGCGACAAATAACCTATGGGAAAAAATCGGCGAACTGCTAGAGCCAGCTATCCGGCTGACCTATACCGCCATCGCTACTTTTGCTGAAGTCGCCACGACTGCCATGATCCCAGCGGTAGAGGCAATGGGCAACGCTTCAGAGTGGTGGGCTAATGCCACAGCCACGGCCACAGAATACGTGGTGGCAGCGGTGACGGCTGTTGAGGTAGCATTCAACAACATGGGAACCATCGTCGAAATGGGGCTGCTTACGGGCTATCTGGCGGTACTTAAGTTTGGGTTGGATGTCGAGCACACGTTGACGGTTGCACTTCCAGCCTACGCCATGTGGTTTGCTGACAACTGGGTTAATATCTTTGTTGACATGGGTGCGGCGACTGTAACCGTGTTTCAAAACATGGGACGTAACATAGGCGAGGCGGCTTTCGCTCTTTTTGACTGGATAGCTAACGGATTCAGCGGTGGATTTGCTGGATTGAGCCAACGCCTGAGCGACGCGGTGTTTGTCGGCATCATGGACGGATTTGAGGCTCGCACGGCTAGCTTGCCTGAGATTATCGAGCGTTCCATCACTGGCGAAGAGCAGCAGCTTGCTAATCGCATCGGTGAGATGGGCAATAACCTTGGCGGAAAGTTCTCGGAGAAGTTTGGAGAGAGGATGGAAGGCTTGAAGCTGGATAAATCCAAATTCGATATGAACTTTGACCTGTCCACCACAGGCAAGACGGATGCTGGCAAGGCAGCTAGCGAACTTAAGGCTGTCGAATCCCGTTTGTTGACTCGCGGCAAGGCAGACGACCCGATAAACAAAGTAGCCAGCAATACCGAGAAAACTGCCAAAGAATTGGCTGGACTTCGTGCGGATATGGCGAAAAACAATAAGCCAGACAAGTCAATTACCGTAAAGGTAGCCGGTGCATGACGATTCACGAAGTAACCGAGATGTGGAGCCGCACCACAGGCGGTGTTGCCTCACCTGATGGCAAGAAGTTCTCCGCCTCGTTTGCGTCTGCCTACCAAGTGCTCCACAGTGCCGACGCCACTACCCCAGAGATCCTTGACGCAGTTCCTGTCAAATTAAACGACCAGTATCCGAACTTCTCTGGTGTTTATTGCACCAAGGTGGGCGACAGGCAACCAGACGGCCCAATCCTTTCGATTGTCCCTGTGTCATGGGAAGGCGAGACTGGTGGTGCAGATGGTAGCAGCCCAGAAAATCAACCGCCTGAAATTGAATACTACAGCGTCGGAACTACAGAGGAAAGCGACACAGATTCTGCCGGTTTGCCTTATACAAACGTTAACGGCGAGCTTGTTGACGGGGTTAGCCGCGACATTGTCGACATGGTGCTGAGTGTCAAGCGGAACTACATCGCGATCAATACAGCTTTGGCTTTGCAGTACCTGGATTCAGTCAATTCTGATACTTACACGGTATTCAATGACCAATGGCAACCTGGGCAGGGTGCCTTGCAGGAATACAAAGTTAACCCTGTCATTACCGATGGGATCGTCAGGTACTTCAGCGTTTCGGCTCGCATCCTCTTTCGATTGCCATACCAAACAATCCCAGCCCATGCTTGGTGGGCTCGATATCGTAATGAAGGCTTGTATGAGCGAGTTGGGACAACCGTCACGTTTGCTGCTCCTGGTGGTGACGGCAAGACGGCTATCGGATATCCAGTTGTCTCAGGCGGAGCGGTTACGGCTATCGTCGTCACCTATGCAGGCCACGGATACGGCTCTCCACCGTCCGTAACGATTACCGACACTACAGGAACTGGTGCCAGTGCGACAGCAAACCTTACATCGGGTAAGGTATCGTCGGTGACAATCGGTGCGGGTGGCTCCGGCTATAAGACATCGCTAGTAAGGGCAACCGACGAAAACAAAGAGCCTGTAACCAAGCCTGTTCTATTGAAAGCCAACGGAACCCGAGAGAGCAACGCACTTTCTGCCGTATGGATTGAACGACCTAAAAAACAATATGCACTTTCATACTCTGCCTTGGGGCTCCTGTAATGGCTAACGAAATCACTGTGCAGTCTCGCCTGATGTGCACTAATGGAAACCTTAAGTTTGACTACCCAACTGGTAACGTGTTGGTCACGCAAACGGCAGCTGGGGGCCCAACGCCTGGGTATGTCACGATAGGCACAACCGAAGAGTCTTTCGCATTCCCAGAGTTATCAACGCTTGGGTTTCTGATTATGCGTAACCTGGACGCCACTAATTATGTCCAGTGGGGGTTTGCCACAGGCGTCTATGGCGGGCGAATGCGAGCCGGTGAGCCTGCGGGACCATTCAGGCTAGAACCAGGGGCGACGCTTTACTTGAAGGCTAACACAGCAGCCTGCAAGGTTCTGCTCTACGCACTGGAAAGCTAATGAGTATTGGTAATCTTTTCGATGATGCAACTACCGCAGACTTGATCGAGCTAGTTCGGTACAAGCGAATGTTCGGCATGTGGCCGCACATGAATGGTGGAGTTGGTCGGACGATTGCTGAATCTCTTCCTATTTATGTCTCAAATGACTCTGGCGAGACAATTCCAGCCTATGGTTGCATGCAGGTTACGGGCTGTATCGAGGTCGGTTCACAGAACTATTTGGTTGTAGATAAACCAGTCGATGTGGACGGAACCGCTGGTTGGTATTTGTTCAATAGTGCCAAGGAAATTGAAACAGGCGGGCGTGGTGTCGCTCAGAACTCAACTGTAGTGCGAGCGTTCAAAAACTCTGGAACTGTGACGGCTGGAGACGCATGGAGGCCGACTATCAACCAGTGGTATATTACCCTGGGTGATGGGACGTTTATTGCTTGTGGTGCTGATGATGTTTCTACAAATGTTCTCAAAATTTTTGTTAATGGAGCAGGCGGCAGCGGAAGTCGCCTTTACCGCTTCACTCTCAACGCATCGCTAGCTTCTGGCACTGCAGACGCCGACATTCTCGAAATGGATGGCACAGATACAACCATCGACGACGATGTACTGGACCCTCTAGGCATATTCGCGGCATTAACTAGCGTTGGTGCTGCTGGATTGTGCATTCTACAGGATGGCAAATACTACGTTATCCAAGCTCCTTGTCCTGCTTAGGTGGTGATTAAATGGGATGGTTTGGACCAAGCGACGACTGCGGCTGCTGCAATGAATGTTGCGTAGTCGGCTGGAGCGAGTTCGACTGTCGGTTGTATTGGGGTGTCGGTAACTGCGGAACGGAAGATTTCAGTGTTCACGTTACTGGACCTGGAGGATATGACCAGACGTTTACTAGTGGTCGATTCGGCATGATTGGTGCTCCAGTCACTGGGACATACACAGCTACCTACACTGATGGCGAAAGGGAGTGCACTGGATCAATCGCTTACGTTGAATGTGCTCCAGAGTATCCTTGCTGCATTCGTACCACGGGAATATACGGCGAACTTTCGGGAGTAATAGAAGAGACTCGCTGGAACACGCAATCTAGCCCATCGCGTCGCTCTATCTCTATCACCGACCACACTGCGGTTAACACATCGTTTTATCGTGCTGGTGTGATGACATCAGGCTCAAAGACGGACACGACTTGCTATGACGGCTATGGAGCGGTTGAAGACGTATTGATTGGCACAGGGACGGAGGTTTTGTACTATGGAATACCGTACACGATGGGTGATGACACGTGTGCCATTCCTGCGGATGATTACTACCTAACGGAAATAGAACTCAACATCAGCTTGCGTTTTACGTTGTCATTGATGCGAGTGATAGCTGAAGTCACTTCGGTTACAACGAGTTCGTCCGGTTCACCTGTCGGTTCAACCATAACACCACCTAGCGTGACTGATGTTAAGGAGATTGTTAAAGCCGACACAGTAACATCGACTTATTTAATGCACGGCATTTGCGGTTACGAGTCGAGGCTGCGGGCTAGAGACACATTTTTAACTGGTACTGCTACTTACTGCGACGAGCCATTGCGTAACCAAACCAGACCTGTCATCTATGAAGGATGGCCAGGATTTGCATAACCGCCAGACAAATTGTCACAAGTGCGGATGTGCACTACCAAAGCGATTCATACCAGATAGCTGCTTGTTCTGCGGCGAGCTGATCGGTGAGGTAAGCGACCGCAAGAAAGAACGGATAGAGCAAGTGAAGTTATCAGTCAAGCAGAAGCAACGGCTTATATCCAGGCTGAAGTTACTTCGCACTGAATCAGAGCTTGGCATCGGCGACACGGCACACAGGATAGTGCAGCTCGTAAAACGCAACGGAAAAGCACACGACGCGATTAAGCGGCTGCTGGCTCAGTGCAGTTGCTCACGATCTGATGCGGTGGCGAAGCTCAATCAGCAGTGGCCGTATTAGCCGTGGCGTTTTCGCAGGTCGGCGGCTGGTGGATTGCGAAGTCAGTCGGCGAGTATTGCATTTTGTGGCACGCTGCAATACAATAGCAATCATGGCCAATCTGACAAAAATGAACGACCGCACATTACTGACGACGCAGGAAGCCGCTCGTTATCTGGGATAT